ACCCCAAGCATTAAGTTTTCAGCTTTTTGCGCTCTTATCTTCTTCCAGTTCTTAAGTCTCTGCTTTGCCTTATTGTTCGTTCTATCTGCTGCCTTTTCAATCTTAATTGCATTTTTTTCTTGATTTTTCATCTCTTTATTTATTAACCTGTCACCTTTTAATCTTTCTTGGCCTAATTGAACTAAACGTCTATTTTTTCTTTCTAGAGATTTAATCATTACATCTCTGGCTGAAGCAGTTCCTGTTCCCCCTAATCCTTGTGACCATTCAGCAAAACCACTTCCTGCTCTACTTGCTCTACTTGCTCTAGTATTTTGAACAACCTTCCCCTTCATCCCAGTATTTTGTAAAGCAGCTATTTCTCTTTGAGTTTTATTAGCAGCATCTCCAAGTTGCTTCATAGCATCCTTGGACATTTCCAACTTAAAGTTAAGTTTACTCAAAACAGGATTAGCTTTTGCAAAGCCAAACAAGCCAGCAGTTGTCTTCTTAGCGGCTCTTTCTGCACCAATTAATTTTTCAATTGCACCTCTTATTCCTTTAGTTCCAAAAACTACCCACGCAGCACCTAACGCAGCAACAAAAGCAGGATTCATTACGTTTGCAGCGGCTACTCCTTTAGCTGCGACAACAAGACCTTTCAATGCTGCGGATGTATCAGCTATCCCCTTAGACGCTAAACCCATCCCTGGGATACCTATCTTTGCCCCTAGACCTGCGGTTCCAGCCGCACCCGCCATCGTTTTAGAACCTAGCCACCCTAGCCCTCCTCCTATAGCAGTATTAGAAACCATTCCTAATCCTGCCATTCCACCTACTCCTCCAGCAATCAAGCCTCTTCTTTCTATTGCCCTTCCAGGTCTTGCTGCTTGAACTGCTTTTCCTCCAAGATTTCCTGCTATTCCTCTAAGTCGCTCACCTAAACTTATAGATTTTTCTTCTTTAATATTTATCTTGCCCATTATTAATTCTCTTTGCCTTAACTCAGCATTAATAGCTTTTTGTATACTTCTTACTCTTGCTGCTGCAACTTTATATTTTTCATCAGTACTTAATAATCTATTTTGAATACCTTCGGCTTCAGTAAGTAAATTCTTTAATCCTTCTAAACCACCTGCTTCTCCTGCTGCTGCTGTTAGCGTAGAAGTAGGAGTCCTTGCTCGTTCATTCGTTATTATTTGATCCATTATTCTCTTCCTTGCCATCAACTCGGCATTTAAAGCTTTTTCTACTGCTCGGACTTTTTCAGACGAAGATACGTATCCTAAATTTGTTGAAATTAATTTTGATTGAGCTGCTGTAACTTGATCTAATAATTTTTTAAGACCAACAAGACCACCACCTTTAGCAGACTGTATTCGATCAAATATTGTTAACTCTGATCCTGCTGTTTTAGAAGTTTTAATCTGCGAAACAAATTTACGAACAGCAGCTTCAGCGTTGTATAAACCTTGTGTAATTCCTTTTAACTTCTTAATTACATCTCCTGTTTTAGAGCCAAACAATGTATAAGCACCAACTCCAGCGGCAATAGCACCAGTTAAGATTGGATGAGCAGCAGCAAGTCCTACAACCCCTGCTTTTAAAGCTAATATTTTCCCTGTTGTTGCATTAGCAGCAGCAGCAAAAGGTTTTAATCCTGCAACTGTGACTCCTCTCATAGAAGAATCCAAAGCCGTTGTAGCTTTATTTGCTAACCAAAGACCTGCTGTCGTTGCAACAATTGTCTTTCTTGTTGCATTTGAAGCAGACGCAAGAGTGTTAGTTGTTTTTTGTAATTGTTTAAAACTAGCTGATGCCTTATCTGCTCCTTTAGCAACTTTGTCAAAACCTCTTCCTCCTTTTCCTCCTATCTCATCTAACTTTTTTTCTATTCTTTCTAAACTTCTAAACAGACGAACAGTGGCAGCTTTAATTGCATTATCTTTTACCTTAAATTCTATTAACTTGGTATAAGCTTCAGCCACTCCTCTCGTACCAAACAATATTTCCTATCTTACCTTGTTTGAGTTCTACTAGCACTACTTCGTTGAACAGCATCTCTGTCTCTTTCCATTTCGTCACTTTGAATCTTGAAATAAGCAGCCCAACCAATCATCTCTTCCCTTGTCAAAACTTGCGATAATTGCATAACTGTTGTCCCTAACTCTTTGGCTAGGGAAAACATAAACATCCAGTCACCATTAGCTTTTCAAATCAGCTTCCGCTTCTTCTACCTCCTTATCTGCACCAGATTCAAGCATGGCTAATTGAATTTCTTGAAGAATAGATGCTTCAACTTCTCTGCGAAGAGTTGCTTTGTCTCCATCAGCAAAAAGTCTTTTACCATCTTTAGATAATGCTTTTTGAAGCATTAAAGATAATGCAAAATCATTAGCATCTTCTGATCCTGTCTTTTTTTGAATAGTTTCTCTTTCTGCAATCGTTAACGGATGCCAAAAGACAGATAGAACAACTTCGCCATCTTTCTTTACATCATGTTGGTATAACTGGCTTACACCAAACTTGTTGCTTAAAAGCTCAACGGCTCTCATAGAAGAATTTATACATTATTAGTATAGTAACTCAAATTTAAGCGTTTGCGGAAAATTGACAGGTAATCACACCTAAATAATGTGATTCTTGCTCATCATTTACTCCAGCAGGGCCAACAACATCATTTGTTCTGGGGTTACAGTTAAATGTATCCGTATAATTTGCAGCATTAACAGAAGTCAAACCATCTATAACAGATTCGCTAATTGCTGCTAAAACAGATGTTCCTTTATTCTTGGGAACATAAACACTACATTGAATAAATCCAGTGTAATAATCACTTGAAGCACCTTGATTTTGAATTGTTGATTGACCAAAATTAACCCCCATCACCACATATTTTTTAGTTTTGCCTGGCTTTGTATAAGGAATATTTTCGTAAATCATATTGACTGTTGCATCAGCAGCAGCAACAGCATCAGTAACAGCCTTTTCAAAAGCAGCTCTGGCAGTAACAAGTGTCATAATTTCAAGAAGCTGGTACGACCTGCATCATCAACATCTCCACCAACTCTAATGTCAGCACGTTTATCAGTAAAGATTCTATCAATTTTCTGACTTAATCCTTCTTTAAAAGTTCCAGATCCTCCTAAAAGATATGAAAAAATTTGTGATTTAGGAGAAACAAGAGCTTGAGGAGCATATTTAGCTGTATTTCCAATAAAAACAGATTTATTTATTTTAAAATTGTTAGGAACAGGATGTCTTTGTTCTATTACAGGCTTAAAGCCAGACACAAGTTTATTTCCTTGTGTTTTAATTTTTGCCCATTTAGGAAAATTCTTTCGTTCATCATTCCTTGCAGGTCTATTTAAACCTGCCTTCCAGCTAGAAGCAAAGAATCCAGTTAACACAGGACTTACACCTCTTTTTTGCCCATCACTTGTTAAATCACTAACAACAGAACGAACAAAACTATTTAATTGAATTTCTATTTCATCAGTTAAATCATCTTCAATCATCTTTGCAAAAGCCTTTGCCTTCATTTCTGTCGGCATTCTTCTGCGTTTTGCGCTTCTCCTAGCCATTAGAACCTCACGACCAACGTAAATAAGTAATTTGTGGTCGTTATTTCAACAATTTGAGCTGTTTGATTCGCTCCTGCATAACTTAATATCACTTCATCTTGAAACGTAGGTTGATTATCTCCTATTAAATCGGGCGTTATGCTTAACTTTGCTTGTCTTAATTCTCTTCCATCATCCTCCTCTGATTTAATAAATTCAATTGGAACCTTTATGTTTGCATAAGTTGTATCTGTTGTAGATAAAGCACCAGTAGCAGTGTTATAAGTACCAGCTACTTTCCTTGTATAAGTAATTGTTGAATTAAGGGCTGAACCAAGATCAGCAATCGCTTGCTTTGCCGCTGCTCTTAATGATGTGTCTAATGATCCTGCCATGATTAACCTCTAACAACTCGAACTGGATAGCCACCAGAACCACCAAGACAATACGCACCTAAATAATTTTGTAGCCAAGGATAAACATCAAATACATTATTAATCGTTCCAACACCTTGACTGCTCGTATTGTATTTTACGTCCATATCTCCTATTTTTACTCGTTCATAATTACCATCAGTTCCTTTGTTGCCAGTGATTGCATCAGTTTCATTTGCTAATGCTTTAGCTAATTCATATTGTGCATACTTGATTCCATTTGGAATTGCAGTACAAACAAGCTCAACATTATCAACGTGATAATTATTTCTAGGCCATTTTAAAGCTTGTCCATCATCACAACGATCACCATAAAAATTTAAACCATCAATCCATCTGGTGGCAGATATTAATGCTCTGTTTTTTTGATCATCAGTTTTATCATCCCAGGTCGTTGAATCTGGAATAGTTTCAAAATAGGTGTTTGCTTCAGCTAAAGTCACATAGCTATTAGCTGTTGCTGACTTCAACGTGGCAGTTATTGTTGCAGCCACAATCCTTAAAATACATTTCCTCTATATTGTAGCGTCATAAAAAACCCCCACCAAATAAATGATGAGGGTTTATTCCATTCCCTAGTGATTTAATTATAAATCAAAGAGTTGATGTATCCAATGGAGTGTTAACTGTTAACTGAACCATAGGGATCAGATCAACATCGTAAGTAGCACTCCAGTTGTCCTTATTACCAAGAACACTGTTTGTTGGGTTGTCAGCAGCGTTACCCCACTTAGTACCCATTACGTGATATGCAGTGTGGTAGTCAACTGATAGAACATCCTGCTTAGATAAGATGTTGCGATCTGCTTCAATGCGTAGATCTTGCTGAACACCTTCAAGGATTGTTCCAGACTTAACCAAGTAGCAGTAGTACTCCTTGATATGACCAGAAGAACCAGGCTGAACAGCGTTCACCTGAGAATCCATGATCACATTCAAGCCAGCAAATGTGCCAATGCTATTAGCATTTACACCTGCACCACCACCACCCCAGGTGATAGCTCCACCAGAAGTTAAAGCAGAAGTAGAGAATGTTAATAGTCCTACCTGATAGAGATAGAAACCAACATTAGGGTGAACAATTAGAGTATCTAACTCATCACCACGCTCTCCAAGTAATGCACGAGCTTGAGCTACATTTGAACCTGTCAAATAGTTAGCTTCAGCAGCACCAGAAGCAGCAGCTTTAGCAAGGTCTAACTTATTAGTTGTTAGAGCTGTACCAAATAAACCGTGTAACTGATAGAACAATCTTTGGCTATTTAGCTTATTGATTGCATCTGCAAGCTGGTTGCGGATATGAAGCATTGGATCTTCACCAGCAGCCAATGTTGCAATGTCATCAACCGCATAGGCAAAACCTCTGTGGCAAATTGATGCAATCTGTGTGTCTGTGGTGATCTTCTGTGGAGTTAAATATCCAGCAGTTGATGTTCCCCAGTTAGCTGCCCCAGTCATCACCTCTTCAGTTGGTGCGATTGGGTTAAACTCAGGAACTTGGATGCGTGTACCACCTTCTTTTGAATCTAAGAAAGAGTTGCGTACAACAGCACCACTTTTAACAAAGAGACTACGCTCTTTAATTGCCTCACTTACATAGCGAGACAGATTATTTCTTTTTACGATGTCCGCAAGAAGGACACCGCCAGAATAATTTTGAAACGGAGCAGCCATTTCAATTAATGGGGATTATTTAACGAAGTCCAAGTCACAGACTCGGCAGTTAACTCACAGAGCTAACCAGATTGAGCTTCCTTCTTCAGCACTGCTGCAAGTTCTGGCTCAGAAGATTCTAGGGTCATTTGCCTAGTTATGTTTATATTACCTTCTTTCCAGGGATTAGGCATACCTGGTGAGACATTTGATGTAGGAGAAGGTTTAGCACCCATCCCTGCCGCAGAGCTAGGTTTGAAGTGATGTTCCCATCCACTACCAGGATTTTTTAGGTTCCCTATGTAAGTTCCTAAGTCCTGTTCAACACCTCCATTAAGTACAACAACATCACCGCTATCGTTCCTTTTAAGCCTATCTTGAAGCAACGATAACATTTGTTCTGCATTTACAGCACCAGAATTACTGATAGCTGAAAGTGCCGAAGTCTTAATGTTTGCAGTCTCATTAGAAGACTTTAAACTTTTTAATTCCTCCCTTAAAGTAACTATTTCTTGGTCTTTTGTTTGGGCTGTTTTGTTGGCTTCTTCCCATAGGTCTTTCCATTGCCCTTGATCTTCGAGCTTTTGCTTCCTTTGATCGTCTTGTTTCTTATAGACATCATCTAATTTAGTTTTGATGCCTTTGAACTTTTCGCCTTCTTCAGCGATTTTTGCCTCCAAAGCAGAAATTTTACTTTCATATTCAGCCTTAACACTGTCAAGGTTGGGTGCTTGTGGAGCTGGAGTCTCAGCCACGGGCTGTTCAGCAGGAGTCACAGACTCAGGCTGGATGACTTGTTCTTCAACCATGTTTATTCAGAAAGTTTAGATTCAGTTTTTGAAGCTTTTGCTTTTGGGGCTGGAGCTTCTTTAACAACAGGAGCAGGTGCAGCAGTTCCATTTTCAGCCGCTATTGCAGCTTCCAAATCTTCGGCATTTACACCGTTATCCATCTTGATGGAAGGCATCGTAAAAGAAAAGATACTTAACTAATATTGTAGTGTATTAATTACTTTCAGTCTCGGATGCAGTGGGTAATACCTCTCCTTGTACCAGTATTTGTCTAAATTCATCCCTATCTATTACTTTTTGATCAAATAAAGAAGTTAATGCTGTGACATCTTGTCCAATTAACCTATCAATATCGAAATCACGACTAATTTTAATTTCGGGTGGCTCTAATCCTACATATTCAGCCGATAAATTGAACGATTTCTGGATCTTCTGCTCTAATTCCAGCGAAACCATCGATAACATGGAGTTAGTATCCACTCGGTCAAGTCTTCTCGCATCCGCAGATTCTGCAACAAATTTTTGCTGCGAAAGTGCC